GTGGAAATCTTAAGAAAAAGAGCTTGACAGAAATCGTTACATTACTATATAATTATGTAATAGTTCTTCATAAAAACTAAATGACTGTAACACGCTCCAACTCGGTAACAACTGAAGATGGTGGTCGCACAAATCTGTGGGCTACTGAACCCCGTATGTATATTTCCCAAACCGACGCTGAGCGTTATGGTTATGAGACCTATGCAGAACGCGCAGAAAAACTGAACGGTCGCAGTGCGATGGTCGGTTTCTTCTTTGCAGTATTTTCTTACGCTATCACAGGAAATCTTTTCTTTGGTCTCGTTTGAGGTTGCATTTCTCGTGTTCTTGTCCTATCCTATGGACATCTTTTAAACTTTCATGATTGAACTTTTGACGCAGACCGAATTTACCTGGGCTGCAAACCACACCATTATCGAATTCCTCGCGGGTTATGTATTTGGTGCGGCACTTATTATCGGAGCACCTGGCGTATTCTTTTTTATTGCTTTCATGTCTGCACTACAACGCACCAAGGGAGCACAGATTGGATACTCTGATCACAAAACTTACGGTAATTCTTCCATTTATGAGAATTCCCGCACAGATCAGACAAAATTTTACTTACAGATATCTAAATGATATATACGAAGTAAGCAAATTCTACATTCCAAGATGACTTTTAATGTTACTCTCAAATGTCCTGACGGCACGGAAAACACCATCGCTTGTCAGGATGATCAGTACATCCTTGATGCCGCTGAAGAGTATGGTGTCGATCTTCCATACTCATGTAGAGCAGGTGCTTGCTCATCTTGTGCCGCAAAAGTAGTGAGTGGTACAATTGACCAAAGTGATCAATCGTTTTTAGATGATGATCAAATTGAAGCAGGATTTGCACTTATTTGTGTTGCATATCCAACTAGCGATTGTACTATTGAAACTGAAAAAGAAGAAGAACTTTACTAATGATTGGAAATCTTGAACCCGAGGAACGTGTTATGGACGATAGTTTAATTTATTCAAGCGGCATGCTTGATCAACTTGCTATCAAACTTGAAGAACTTGGTTGGGAGCATGGTGATGAAGTCGATGTAGAAATCGGCGGAACTCAAGTCTCTGGTATTGATGTTGGTGAAGATTACAACAAAAAGTGGCAATCACCTATTGGTACTCGAAAGTATAATAAAGATGCATTCATCGTTATTAAAAATCAGTCTCGCAGAGACCTAACTAAATCAGTACCAAACCCTGAACTGAAAGCACATCATGCCTAACCCCAATCAACTATGGCAAGATATGCAGAAACTTGACGACATGTACGAAGAGCTTCTGTGGCATCCTGACGACGAACTTCAATTCACCCACGATGGTGAAAAAATAATTATCACAAACAAAACTTTGGAGGAAAAACAATGAACGAAAACGCAGAACGCATTAANGGATGGGCAGCAATGATTGGTGTCGTTGCAGCAATGGGATCTTATGCAGTTTNACTGGACAANTNATTCCNGGTATCTGGTGATGGGATTTATAGCAGTAGCAGTGCTGTTGCTAATCCCAATTGCCGCTGCAGCAAAAAATTCATGACATATGATTGGACTATACTTCAAACACTTGTCTTTATCATCACACCATTTTTTGTAATGCTTGCTTTGAGTAGTGGAGATCAAGATGATGATGGACCACCAGATGGAGGATTGATGGCACCAGTTTATGCACCGTCACCCTCTTGACACAACAAATTAAATATTCTATAATACGGGAACTGTTTACGGACATGTTCCCTATTTTTATGCTTGAGACTATTCTTGCTTTGACTGCAGTGGATTATATTCATCTTGCCAGGACAATTCAAGTTGAAGCAGCAAGAGGAACCTTTGATGAATATTGTGTAGCAGTGTCTGTGCTCAACCGTGTCAGATCACCAAAATATCCCAATACTGTTGCTGATGTAGTTTATGCTCCTGGACAATATGAGGGTTTCCTAAAATGGAGACCAGTTGCTAGCACCATTGTGGTAAATAAACTTAGTTCTTCGGAAGGAACTAAAAACCTTATGAAGGCATATAGTGTCATTGGTGATAGAACTGATTTTAAAGGTCAGTCTATGCTTCCATATCGGGTTGCATCTCAAGACCCCATGTGCCATACTAGAGGAAACTTCTACCACTTTCATTGGCAATCATGATCAAAAAATTTCTAACACAATTTTTTACACAGAAGATTACCGAAAAAGATATTGAATGTTCTATTGATAAAAACATAGTAGATTGTAGTAAACTGGATGATGACCTAGCATACGTTGGTGTCCCTGCTCCAATTCTGAATCCAGTGGATGAATGGTTTTCTTCTCCGTATGGATGTCCACCAGCAATCACTCAAAAGCAAAAGGAATATCAAGAGTTTGATGTATTCAAAGAGGAAGCGATTAAGTATTATTCCAAAGAACCTGACAACATCCATCAAGTGATGTATGATATGGCAACAAAGACCAAACGCACCAATCTAGATATTGATCCCATCGGTGGGTCAGAAAATTTTCAAACCGGTTCTGAAAACATTTAACAATGAGTTACGACGACTGGCGTTACAATGACTTCAATACTAAACTTCGTCAAGAGGTATTGAAGATTCTTCTCTCAAAATATGGTGGACAAATGGAGGGGAAGAAACCTAAATATTCAAATCAATCAATCTATGAGTGTGCTCATGATTGGGTTTCCCAAGGACATAAAACTAGTTTTGGGATAGCAAAATACTACGAGGCTTATTATGCAAAAAGTAATTAACGTATTAGCAGTTTTATCATTTGTAGGAACTGCAGGTATCATTGGTGGAGGAACAGTTGTTTATCTCCGTCGTGATGCTATTGTCGAACAAGTAAAAGAAAATGTTGCTAAAGCAGCAACAGAGGCGATTGCAGGAGCACTTCCAGGAATGATGGATTCTGCCCTACCTGAACTTCCTTCTGCCACTGGCGGCGCTATTCCTTCTACAGGTGGTGTTGCTCTTCCCTTTTGATCTCTCATTATGAAAAAAATTATTGCGTCCCTGGTTGCTGCGGCAGCGGTTGCCCTGCCTGCCCTTTCAGACCCCCTAAAAGATAACGAATACTATAGTAACCATTCTATGGGGTGCATGTTACTTCGAGAGTGTACCGATGGAGTCAACAAAGTCTCTAGTCTTTTGGATATTTCTAGTGAGTATCCCAATACTGACGATTTTTATCCTGTTGCTATCGAATTCAACAATATGCTTGTCGCCCTTAATCGGGTCGGAGTTAACGTGTTTTTAGCAGATGAAAAATATTTCCCCGTTGGTCATCGTGGAGTTTATCATACTGTAGGTAATAATTTCTTTTTGAATAGGGCGTTTATGAAACGCCCTGGTGTACTGATGAGTGTGATGCGTCATGAAGGATGGCATGCTGCACAGGATTGTATGGCAGGCACGATTAAAAACAATATGATTGCTATCATTCATAATGAGGATGATGTTCCTGAGATGTGGCAGGAGATGGCACGGAGAGCATACGCATTCCAACCCTCTGCTATTCCCTGGGAAAAAGAAGCAACCTGGGCAGGTAGAACTGAAGGCATGACTTTAAAGGCACTTCAGTCTTGTGCTGCAGGAACTATGTGGTCTGATTATGATCCTACACCAATGACCCGTGAATGGTTGGTAGAAAATGGTTTCCTGTCTAAATAATACCAGTCCAGAAGCATATAGGACTAAACCACCCAAGACAAATTCTTTGAACCAATCCTTTAAGTCTTACGATGTAGGGTTTGTTGTTGGAAAACAAGTATTCACATATGACATCTTTAACTAGGGATGTATTAATAAAGTCCATTGTTGCCGATGAAATGGTCGGTGCCGGAGGGACAGAGTACATCAACCATTTAAAAAATGCATATCATAGGTGGGAGCATGAATCAAGCGATGCTCTTTGTAAAAGATACAACAGCATCAAACATACTAACATCACAGTAGAAAACCTTAATCCCTAAATAAAGGAGCCTCTGCTGGTGACTCATGTCTGAAGAAGTAAAGAAGGAAGAACCTAAAAAGAAAGGTCCTCTTGGCAGACTCAAAGATAAAGTTGAAGATGCCGATGAACAACTAGCGGTCCTCAGTACATTAGTAAGACTGGGTATTCTAGTTTGGTCTGGTGGTATTCTTACTCTTAACTATGTGACTATCCCTGGATTGCCACAGCAGAAGATCGATCCGACTTTCATAGCCAGCGTGTTCACTGGGGTTTTAGCTACGTTCGGGGTTCAG